GATTTCGTTGCCGACCGTGCGCTTAACAGGGATGCCCAGTTCTTTAAGTTTTGCTGCGGCACCAGCAGGCAATTTGTATCCCTTTGGCAGCGTCACATAAGCAATGTCGGAGACCGATAGCCCTTGGTGAATTTGCGCTTCAGCGTAACTGTATCTTTCACCTTTGGCGGCTTTTTCTGGTTTGTCCGCAGGGTGTTCCGATTGTCGAGTGAAACTTTTGGCGGCGTTGGGGGACGCTTGTCCAACTTTAATTGGACCCTTCACAGATGCTGGTGTTCGACTAGAACCAAGAGAATCTTGGACCGAAAATGTCGCTCTGTCGTGGACCGATTTTTTTACAACTAATTGGATTTGACCGTATTGCTCGCTTCGATTTGTAAAAACCGACTGAACACCGACAGGGTGAAGGTTCGCATAGATAGGGCGACGATTGGCAACGGTTAATGGGTGTGTTCCGAAAGTGGCTGCTTCGTAGGCGGCTCTGTAAGACGGTGCATAAGTTCCGCCAGATTCTTGAGTTTCGAACTGTGTTGAAAGTCCTTTGTCGAGAATTCCCATTAAATTTTCACGGTGAACCGCTACTGCAATGCTTGCCTTTGGCGAGGCAACCATTCCCTTGGTGTAGTCCAATGCTTCTTGGTCACCAATTTTATCTGTCACATAAATGCGCTCATGAACTCTTTTGAGGGTCATGTCCGCCATAAGGTTCGCTGCTCCTGCCCGCCTTTGGTCCCCTACCCAACCCGTGTCAACCATTTCACGGTAATACCCTCTTTTCATTTCAGCAATGGTTTCAGGCGAGTACAACGCAGGGTCCATGTGAGTCATGTAATACTTTTCCAACATGGCGTGTGCCCGTAAAGAAGAATTGCCCATCAGCCCTGCTCTTTCCGTAACGGCAATTTCATCCAAAGCGGCTTTTAGGTCTGGAGGGAAGTTTTCAGGAAGAAACGGCGCATACGGAGCACCCGTCATGATTGCTTCATTGATGTCGTTTGTGGCTGCTATGGGCAACGGGTTTGTTGGCAGACTCGACGGTGAGTTCGCATCAGGGGTTCGATTGCCCCAACGAATTTGAGCGGCGTAACGGGCTGCTTCAGCACGGGAAGCGAATTGACGCTTGCGTCCTTTTCCCACTGGTTCATCTGGGGGAGCAACCACTGTCCAGTTTGATGACCTGAGCACCGACTCAATGTTTGGTACTTCAATGACCTTACCTTCATCGTCGACGATGTGACCCGATGGCAATGTTTCTTGCAGGGCTTCGAAGTCAGGGTAAAGCGTTGTAAACCCTGTTTGCCAGAGAGAGATTGGTCCGTTTGTGGCGATGAGTTTCAACATGTCAGACCTCGGGCGGGACCAGAATCATGCGGCAGCGGCAATTGGGATGTGCAGGGGGCGCTAAAAGCCCGTTGTCGAAAGGTGCTGTCACGGGAACTTGCTGTCCATTCAGCGGGGCACAGAAATCGCACACGCTGATTCCCTTCCAGCCAGATGGTCCAGCCATCCATTCCTTCTTGGTCAACGAAAGATTGATGAGACCTTTTTCGCCTGCCTGAAGCCACGAGAGAAGGGTGCCTTGGTTTTGTGCAGCCATCACTTCGGTGCGGGCAATGTTGCGGGCACGGGCACGAATTAACTTCTGGCGGTATTTTGCGGCGTTCTGCTGAGCCATAGTGACTGCCCGCTCAGAGTTGACCCCTTCGGCAATAAAACGCTGTACATCACGCTCATAGGCGTTGTTGACGGCTCTTTGCCAGCGGTCGTGGAGACCGACAACCTGCTCGATTTGCTTTGCAGCCTGAGGAACGGTGACGCCATTAGCAATCGCATTGGAGATGATTTGGCGGATTGCTTGCAACTGCTCATCTTGAATCTGGACAATCATCTTGCCTGCACGAAGTCTTGCCCAAGCAATTGCCCTCGGGTCTGATTTGTCGAAGGACATAGCGATGCTTAAACCCGTTGGGAGGTCCTTGATTGCCCGTACAGCGGCTCGAAACGCCTGTCTTGACATAACACCAGTGGCGCTTGGAATCTGCGCTGAGAGGTGCTGTACAACGGCGTCAGAGAGAAGCGTCTGGAAAGTTGCAAGGGCGTCTGCTCCGTCACCGATTCTGCGGGCGGCTTCACGGACTACAGCGTCAAGCCCCATCATCGCCTCTCGATAGGGAGCAGCCATCGCATCAACATCCTTGAGGAGTTGAGGGTCGATGGGCTTTACATTCTTCGTGACCCGTTTACTTCTTGGGCTGACGAACGGCACCTGATGGCTCCTGCTTGGCTTCGGCTTTCATTGGTACGCCTTCGGCTTCATCAGGCGCTGGAGCCTCACCAGATTCGTCTGATTCCTCTTTAGGCATTTCCATCTCTTCAGCGCCCAACTGCTCCTCTGGAACGCCTTCTTCGCCTTCGACCTTTTTGGGAAGGTTGGTGAGGTCTCGGAGGTATTCGTCCAGTCCAGAGTCGACAGTGATTGCTCCTGCCTGCACCATCTTGGAGATGAAGTCTCCGAGGAGGGCGAGGTCGACATGGGCGATTGGCTCAGGCTTGATTAAAGGCAGTTTGTCGACGGGCATGCCGTTGAGTTTGAACAAACGGGGCAACGCATGGTCGTTGAACACTTCAGCGATTGAGTTGCAGATTTGCTGGATTGCTGTGGTGAACAAGTCAATCTTGGATGCACCGAGAGCGAAAGAGCCAACATTTTCGTGTCCGAGAAGAATGAAGTCTGCCAGTACCACCATGGCGATTCGCTGGTCGTAGCGGGCGACAATGGCGTCTGTGTTGAATTGGCGTGAACCGCCGCTGGAGAGAAGGGTCAGTTTGTAGGTTTCACGACCTTGGCTGTCGTAAGCCAATGGGAAGAGAATTCCCTCGTTTTCGTTGCGCTTGATTCCACGAATCAGGGCTTGGATGGCGTTGCGGGCTGCGACCTCTTGTGGTGTGGCAGTTGAGGACAACATGGTCGGCGGGACATAAGCGACGGGCAATCCTGCGAGGTCACGCTCGATACCGACGGCTTCGATTTCTTCGATGGTCCGCTTGAACTTCCATGGGCGGTACGCATTGCGGAGAATGGAGCGACCTTCTGGGTTGCTTCGTGCAGAGACCGTGCGGAACAAAAGCATTTTTTCGATGGGGATGAAAACAACGCCTCGGGAGACATAAGGGTCCATCTGGTTGACGCCTTCGATGGAGCCTGTGTCGTCAAATTGCCATGACCAGACTGTTTCCTGAGCACGAAGAGCGACTTTGCGCCAGCCGATTTTGCCGTCGTTGTACTTGGACCGTTTTGAGCCGTCTTTTTGGTTCAGTCCGTTTCGGCGCTTGTAAACGATTTCGCATGGGGCGTAGCCGTAGACGAGGAACGAGAGAATCTGTTGCAGCATCACTGACCATGATTCGCTCATGTCGTTCATGCACTCTTCGACGAACTGGGCTGAGGCGAGGGCTTCCTCGGTTACTTCTTCGTTTTCGGCGTCTGTGAATGGTTCGACATTCCAGTTGATTTGGAGAATGAGCCGTTCGATGGCGAACATCATGGCTCCAACGATGGGGTCGTTGTCTGCCATTTCACGCCAAATCTTGGCGCCTTTTTGTCCTTGTAGACCTTGTACGAAGTCGTCAATGACGAAGCCCGAGGTGCGGCGTAAGCCAGACGAGCCGATTTCAATCATGTCGTCTTTTTCAGCCATGCGTCAATCCTAATGCTTTAGTGCGGTGATGCTTCACTGCAGGGTGGTTCAGTCGTCGGAATCGGTTTCGAACATTCCGTTGGTCATGAGTGTCGAAACGAGTTGCAAGGCTTGATGTTCTTGAAACCCCGATTCCATAAGGGTTAGGAACATTTCATGGAGGGCTGCTGTCGCTGTGCGGAGCGGTGACCATTCATCCTCGTCGTATGCCATGAACGCATAATAGCCCGCACGATGGCGGGCTACCTGCAGGATGTTTTGGTTTTAGAAGGCTGGGAAAATCCCGAGTGCCCAACTGGTCATTGGTTCGAGGAACACATCGGCGCTTTGGGCTTCCCAGTGGCGCAATGCCCAATCGTAGGGTCCTTCTTCCCAGACGATGTGAGGTTGTCCTCCGTGTCCGAGCCAGTCGAAGTCCATGATGAGTTTCGGGGCGTTTCGACTATCGGGCTTTATCCCGTAGTGGTCGCATACCTGCTTGAGGACCGAGGTGGCTTGCGCCTTGGTCACTTTCTTTTGTTTGGTGGTCATTGTGTTTCCCTTTCTTAGACCAAAGCGACGCTGGTTACTTCGAACTTT